CAACCAGTTTTTTTCATCACTGAATGGCACAGTGTGTGCTTTCTTCAAGATGCGAATAATTTTGCCCGAGTCTGCAATCTTGCCCATCATGGCAGTTTCAACAATAAATTCTGTGGCTCTCATGCTCCGCTCCAGGTTGCATATAGGCCAGCACGAAATTTAGTGTCCCCGTATATTTTACTCATGTTAGTTTTAACATACGCTTCTAATTCTTTTCCCGTTGTGTTAGGTTGTACGTCAAAGGCAAAGAACATGAGGTGCCCAGTAGGTGATTGACCAATATAATCGCCCCCTAGTTGTCCCATGATGGTATCAATGTTTATTTCAGTTCGTTTAGCCTGTGAAGGCATGTTAGGGGCTAGTTCGTACTTTTCTAAACCCACATAACCTTTCACCTCAACACCGGGTATACTGGCAAGACTAACCCAATTTATACGACCGCCGGGTGTTTGTGAATCGCCAGCAACCAATGGCAGTTTCATGATAGTTAATACAATGCCATACAATGCCTTGGCAATACCTTGACCTCGATAGTCTTCATCAACAGTGATAACCTCAACTGCTACTGCATTGGGTAATGGAAACCATCTTACTGATGATATCTCAAGTTTACCAATCAATTGTCCGGGGGCAATTTTGGAATTATTCCAATTCTTCACACGATCAGTAAATGCCCAATGTGCTTCTCTGGGTTTCCTAACAGGCTGGGGTGCTGCATTGATATAATCTGGTCCTTTGGGATCCCAAATGGTTATTTCTGTGGTATACCCACTTGGTGTAATAGTGTACACAAATCCGCTACCCCCGGGCAACTTAGTTGAAGTGTTTTTAAAATTTCGGGGTATCTCCAATGAACTCTTCCCACCCCGGAACTGCCCAGCCGGAATAGGGTAAATACCTTCGTTAAATTCAGCGGCTCTCATGTATTATATAGTCCAGGGATCATTGATCACTGGCCATCCATTTGTTCTAGTCATAACATTTTCTGAGTGTAGGTCCCACATATATCCTTTTTTACTGGCAATTTTATATAAGTCGCTTAGTGTATTTAACAACGGTATTACATTTTCTTTGCCAATTGTTTGTATGAGTATTCCATATTGATTACGCTGTGTTTTTATAAAATAATTTAGTGTGCTACGTTCATCCATAGAACCAATACCGGCATATTCTCCTAGTTTAGCAATCGCACGACCTAATTTAGGATTGTGTTGCAATCTCTCATTACGAATTTGTAAATATAATGAATCTTTATAAGTGAAGCTTTCATATCCAAAGAACTTAGGCAAAAAAAGATTTGTTGAATTATCCATACAAAATTTAGCCCAGATAAAAAACATTTTTTGATCTTTTGTAAAAGTTTTACTTCCTGGACGAGTCCCAAATATTTTAAGAATTAAGCCACTGCCTGGTTCAATATATGCAGTTTGGTCTACACCTGGTTGTCCAATGGGAATATATCCTTTGTCTTTTAATTCTTTGTGTATACCTAAATCGGTCTTGCTGAATTCAACCAAAGGGCTAGAGCCATCAATCGTGATTTCATTCGCTTTCATTAACAGTTCCATTTACGTAAAGCCAAGGCTTTACGTGTGGGTTTGCCATTAGGTTTCTTCATTGGGCCCTTAACACCGCCCATTCTTGCACAAAATGATTTCCGACGTTTAGCTGCTTTTGAGCCCGGCTTTAGTTTGCTTGGCTTAGTAGTAACTGCCATTTGCAACTTACTACCGGGATTTTCTCTACGATAACTTGCTACGCCTTTAGCATTTAATCCACCTTTTTTACTTTTTCCTTTACTGGTTCTCCATGCCGCGGCTTCAGTTAATAATTCATAATCATCTACTGATTCTAAATCTTCCCATATTATCTCGCTGTCAATGTTATGATGTTTTGCAAAACTTTCAACCATACTCTCAATAAGGTCAAATTGTTTCTCAGTACTGGATCTAGGTTCTATTTCATAAAATCGCATTGTAATTCCTTATGGTAAATATATATTATGCTCTTGCAGTTTTTAATATACTTCTAAGCTGCCATTGATGTTTTTCGTGAGCATCTAATCTTTCAGCGATAAAGTTAGCAATACCTTGTTTATTTTCTTCTGTAGCAGAACTAAAGCAATGATTAAGTAATTCAATCATCTTGCTATTATCTTCAAACAATTCAACAAACATTAATTCAGCACGAGGGATTTTAAGTTGGTCTTGAATAATAGTTAATTCAGTATAGCGTGTTAAGCTGCCTGGACTATAACTATCTAATGTACGAATGTATTCAGCAATTTTATCTACTGCACTGTATACTTCTTCATAAAAATTACCAAAATATTCGTGATATTGAGGGAAGTTATCCCCCTCTACGTTCCAGTGAAAGTTTTGTGCTTTGATGGACAATGAGTTAACACTTGCCAATAATACTTTTAAATTTTCTGCTAACATTTATAATTCCTTATGCTGTACCAAATATAGTTTGTCCAATTTGTTGACTGCCTGCTTTTGCAGACAACCTATTTCTAAAATTAATATTAGTACCTCTTCCATAAGCAGCACTATTAGCCGCTGTAAAATTCATTACTGATTGGTCTACATTTGGCAATATTTCTATTGCACCTTTTACAATAGATGCTAGTTGAGATGCATTTGGGCCTCTAGTAAAGTTAGAACTTGGATTTCTATTATACTTAGTACCAGTCACTGCTTGAAATTGACTTGGTGCATATAATACTTTATTGATACTACTTCCCCAACGACCTGACCTAGCTCTATTTAATATAACACCCATTACCCAGGCTTGCTCTTTTGTGTTGCCGCTTGCTTCAGCCGTAACTGCTCGTAGTAAAAGGTCCCATTCGTCATTGCTAATTCTACGACCTAAAAATTGTTCAGCAGATTGTTTTGCTTTACTCATATTGTCACCTGTATTACTAGTGACAGTGCTATCTACATGGTCAGCACCAACTTCCGGTCTAATCCTTGAAGAGGCAGCACTAGCCGGTCTAATCCTTGAAGAGGCAGCACCGGCAACTGCTGCAGGATTATTACTTAATGATGCCTGCCACTCTAGTGGACTCATTGCACGACCGCTTGGTGTATCAATTGATGCTGATTGTTGGCTAGCTTCAAGTAAACCATACATTATGGCAGACGGCGCATTATCATATTGCATATAAATTGATTCTTGTAACGATTGTGCTGCAATTTTACTAAGAGTGTCTCCGGGCTTTACGGTATATACTGTGCCGTTTGGCAATTTTAATTTTTGTCCCGGTTTAATTACATTGGGATTAGCCCCAATGATTGTTTTATTTAAATTGTAAATTTCTTGCCAAGAACCCTTGGTGTTTGTGGTTGGGGCAGATTTTGCGGCTGGTGCTGCTGCTGGTGCTGCTGCTGGTGCTGCTGCTGGCGCAGTAGATTTTGCTGCTTGTGCTACTTGTGCATCTGGTTTTTTACCGTATGCTTTACGCATTTCTTCATCAGTCGGGAAAAAACTACCAGTGTTATATTTGTCTCGTACTAAGTTAGTACCGATACCAGCTAGTGCACCAGCTGTTCCCAAGCCCGGCCAAAAAGATGCAGCGCCTGAGGCTGCATCAATCGCAGATCCAGTATAATCACCCATGCTTGCTCTATATGCAGACGAGAGCCCACTTGTCGCAGCGCCTGCGGCCGGGAGCAATCTACCCCCTAGATTTCCCGCTACCTTTAAGGCGGTTGCTGCAACAGCGGGGTTACTTAATGCTTTTGCTCCAGCACCAACCGTTTGTGCTGCTAGTGCCGGAGTTAAAGCCAGCCCCGCCATGCCGGCTGCAGTGCGAGCCTTATTAAGGGTGGACTCCGGCGGTTCTACATAATCATCATCTTCATCATCTTTTACTGTTTCCGGTAATTTAACTTTTTTAGCATCATTAGCAAATTGTTTATTAGTTGCTTTTACAATACCACTAAATCTTTTATCTCCGCGCTTGAAGTTACCTTCTTGATCAGATTTAGTAGCATCCGCACTGGCTGCTGTTTTATATTTTGCTAATTTATCAGTTGATAATTCATTAAGCAAAATTCCAGTAAAGATATTACTCATAGTCATCCGCCCATTTTTGTTTAAGAGTTACTCTAGAATTAGGATTGGCAGCAAGTGTTTTGTGCCCGGCTATATTTGCATCTTCCCTGTCACTGAATCCTTGTGATTGAATAATTCCATCAATAACTACATGCCACTTTTTTGGTCTGTCCAAGTCATGTCGTTCATCATCTCCTCTGTCAAATGCACCATCAACCCCTCTAAACGGTCGCCCTTCATCTACATTTGACATTTCTTGTCCTTCTAAATATTCACGAACGGTATTTAAATAGTCACTTGCTTTAATAATCTTTTCTTGTACCCAACCCTCAAGTCCTACCTCTTCGCTACGACCTTCAATCATTTTATAAATTTTTTCAGCATTTCTACCCGATTGAAACAAATCATTTATAGCCATTGCAATTTCATTATCTGTTCTATCATCTTGTTTACTAATAAAGCCGGGATTTATTTTATTACCTAGGCCTGGCATCATAATCAAATCTTGTTCACTAATTTCAACGCCTTCATGAAGGCTATTACCATATGGTTCTTTAGTTTTTTTACCAGAAAACATACTTTTAACTTTTTTTCCGCCATATATACTAGGGTTTCCTCGTGTATGAGTTGCCCCTAATACAGTGGCGACCGGGGAAATACTTCCGCTAGTAGTAGTAGTTTCTGTGATTTGTGTTATTTTCATATAAGGTTCCGTACTGATAATGTATTTATCAAAACCCACATGTAACTGAAGTTAGTTATATTTTGCCGTTTGCTTTTGCAGTTGGAGGAATTCCTGCACGACTGGTGTTCCAATAAAATGCTTTTGCGTTCTTTTTGATAGCATCTGGCCTAACATCTACGGTTAGTGCGGTCTTAAAGCGTGGGTCATTCTTTTGTTTTTCACTTGGAATATACCCTGAAGCTTCTGACATTGAACCACGATATTGATTATCCTTGATGCCGGCATAAGGACTTATAACTGGAGTTTTTTCTGCTGCAAATTGCCCAGTGTAATCTTCACCCACAGCCTTCTGCTTTGGTATTCTTGACAATTCATACATAACCGAGGCATGTGTATCACCTCTGAAAGTCCTATAACCCCATGCTTTGGCATAACGCTGTACTAATCTGTCATACAACTTAGCACGACTTTCTGGATTTGGTACAACATCATCTGGACCGTAATTTATAGATGGATCAAGTAATTTGCTTGCTGAGAAATATATTTTTAGTGGTTTGTATTTTGTAATAAATTGTTGAATAGCAGACAATACAGTAGCAAATACTTTTTGTGCATCACCCTCACCTGTTACTTCTTGACTGTTGTTTCTATAAAATTCAACCATCCAGGTCTTATCATCAGGTTTAATATTATCTTGTTTATTAAACATAATGCTTAAGTTTGTACCATCGGGTAATCTAGCAAGAGCATCAACATCACCATGATCACCCTTTTCCCATGTTATTGGATATGGTTGATCAAACCCTTCATCAATTTCCTGATACATCCCGCTTAAACTTAATTTTTTACTATGTAATTTATCTCTTAAATTGTATAATTTTGTAATTAATCCTTGGCTACGCAATGCTTTGAAAACAATATTTTCAGGGCCAAATTCTCCACCCTTTTCTAATCCAGTTTGTCGGTATCTTTTAATAGTTTCTAAAACATTTTTTACTTGTTTTAAATCGTTAGCATGTAACGCATATTCTATTAATTTTGCTAATTTTTCATACTTTGATTTAGCATCGGTATGGTCAAAATTACTTCTACGCTTATTTGGAATTTTAATCCATTTATTGTTTAATACACTATATTCACCTAAACTTATTACAGGAAATGCAACATCTTGAACATACAATTCAACCGGAATTCCATTAACTTTAATGTCATGACTGTCATTGTACAGTGTTTTTTTAGCATTAAATAATTCTTTATATACTTCATCATTTGGCTGTTCAGATAAATCAACTAATATATGTAAATCTAAATCACTATGCTTAGTATAACTATATGCTGCATTTGAGCCAGATATTGTTATATCTTTAACATTAATATCATATACTCCCAATTCTTGTAAAAAGTCTTGAGCAATAATTTTTAATTGTTTTTCAACTGCTGGCTGTAATCTATTCCCGTGAAACAGTCTAGGATTGAGGTTATCATGAAATGTAATAGCATCTGACACTTTAAACGAATTTAATTCTTTAATATCCATACTATATTTATCAATGGGAAAGGCTCTTATGAGCCTTTCTTACTTATTAGATATAATTTAAGTTGCTAATGTAACTATCCCTGCAGGGGCAGTAACGGGTACAGCGGCTGCTGTTGCAGCAACTATTGCTTTTTGTTTTTCCTGTTCTACGAACATAGGACCAACGGTGTTCATCAAATGTTCTTGATTTTCCATACAAAATACATAAGAACCACTGTGACGTAACAAAACACGTTTATCTACCCAAATTTTACCGCCAATGTCTCTGTAATTTTCACAAAAGGTCCAATCTTCAGAATAATAACGATTTTGACGAACAGCAGTATCAAAGTAAGTTTTTAAATGCTGATCGTACTTAGGATCTAGTCCAATATCATTTTTGTATTGTTTTACTGCAGGATGTGATTTTAATTTTTCAAATACATTTTTCTTCATTAATAAGAAACCTGTTCCTGCTTTACTTACTTCTTGTAATCCATCTGGTCCTTCTTCAGCACCTTCAAATCCATTAACCACCCATTTAATAGGCATTGTTTTCATTGGATATAATCCACCGATAACATCTTTGTCACGATTAAGTAATACTAACAAATGCCATGGTTCCCATCCAATATCAGCATCTACAAAAAATAAATGTGTTGCTTCAGGCATATCTAAAAACTTTGCAGTTAGTGTATTTCTAGCACGACTAATTAATGATTCATTGACCATTGTTTCTAATGTCCAATCAATACCAAGTTGTCTAGCAGTATTTGCCCATTTAATAAAACTCATAAATGTAGATTCAGTTAACATCCCACCGTAACATGGCATTGAGATATGAACTCTTGTAGTTTTTAAAAAGTCTACGTTTACTTGTACTTGCCCTTGTTGTGGCGCGGCTGGTGCAGATGGTTCAACCGGTGCCTCTGGGGTAGCAGCAATAGATTCTACAATTTCTTGCAATTGCTCTACTGGAATAGTGTTAGATTCCGTATTATCTGATTTCTTTTTTCGTGTTACCATAAAGTCCTCTTTAAGTTTGATATAACTATTTACATCAAACAAGGACTACCGAATTATTTTTCCTGCATATAATCTACAGAATCGGACACATTAGATAATATCGTAGTTGATTTACTATTAAGGTTTTTTGCCTCAACCATTAAATTCAATAATTTAAGTTTTTGTTCACTTGTTGCATTTGCAATAAGTGGTTTAATTTTATATAAACATTCAGTAATATTATCTATTTTTGAATTTTCACGTATTCCAACTGGTTTCAAACTAACAGCAGAGGGCTTTGCTACAACTTGTTGGCTGTTCATTGCTAAATCTAACATACGTATAATATTGTTTTGTAACTTCTTATTCCTATGCGCGGCCGGATACAATGACATTACCATGTTACTTTTTTCAGTAATATCTAACATTGGCCATTTAGCACGAATCTGTGAAGCACTAGTTAATCCTCCACTGAATTTTACTGTATTTAAGTATACCAGATAAGCATGTTTACCAAATGGTTGTAAATTCTTTCCTGTCCACGGTTGAAAGTACGCAGGACTTCCGTCTTTCTTCGTTCCACCTGCTAAGGGCGGTACTGTTTTATCTTTCTCACTACGAACAAAAATTAATACATCTTGTTCTGGATTATAGTTCTGTGTAATTTCTTTTGCTTGAAAGGGGCTCTTTACTTGAATAAAATGTCCCGGCTCTACTCCGGCTACTTTTGCTAGTTTCTCTTTTATAGAAAAGGGAAAAGGTCTTTCACTTTGGTCATTAGTTGCAGCCACATAGACATCAGCGCCGGGAAATGCTTTTTTAGTTTGCTGATATAAATCAGCGTGTCCTGCATGGAAGGGATGAAAACCTCCCGGCATAATTACAATTGTTTTACTCATGTCTAATAACTTAGTTTTGTAAAATTTACAACCCCGTGTGCAAAATTTACTACTTTTGCCCTCATTGCAACAAAGTTACCATTAATATTTGTATATACTGATGCATTAGATGCTATTAATGGTGCTGAATTGGCTGCGGCATTAATATTGGCTTCTAATTCATATACTTTAAACCAATCAGTAGATGTTGGTGTAGTTGCTAAACTTGCTTCAATAACTATGTTACCGGTTACTTGTGTCAAATTAATATTAATTGTTTGTAAATCACGATTACCTAAATAATACGCTGCGGCCGGCTGAGAATTTCCAACAACAGTATATACGTTAGCATTTCCGCCCCCGTCATATGTTGTTTGTGGTAATAAAATAAGAGTGGTAGTTTGACTCATTATTATGCCCTCATTACTTCAACTACAATGTTATCACCCATTAATTCTTGTGCTACTTGCATAAGAGCAGATTGAACTTCAGATAATGATTTTACATCATCATCTGTAAAATTATCCGGGTCTGAATCTTTGGCAATCTTACTAAAAGTAAGTACTACTGATTCTGTAACTATTTTTGCCATATAAATACTCCATTGTAGAGTATTTATCATTATACAATTCGTTTTTCCAGTTTGTACCTATGACCCAAATATTCACCGTACATTAATGCTAAATAACTTAAGGTACTTTCATTATCAAAATCAATAAAATGCGTAGCAGATGAATGGCTATATTGCCAACTGTAGAACTTAAACCTTGCAGAACCTGTGGTTGTTGCCAATAGCCATGCTGAAAGCGAGGAACTAGGATATAAATCTTTTGTTTTATTTATAACCTTAGAAAAATCCTTAATCGTAGAAGGTTCTATTCGTTTACGCTTCAAATACACTCTAAAATTATATTTAGGCTTATTTACAAAATATTTTACTCCTGTAAACTCACTCATAATAACTTCGGTATAATCAATTTCAATATTGCCCAGTTCAGTTAACCGTTGTAATACTGATAACTCATTACTGAAAACACTTACCCGATTACCTTCAATTCTAACACTACCTAATTTGTTTTTTTGTATATCATTCCTATAGGTAATATAATTTGAAATAGAATCTATATTTTGTCTAACTTCCGCTAGCCGAGTCGGTGGTATAGTGGAATAAGATTTATATTCTCCGGTGCGATTAATCAGTCTAACAAAAGACTCTATCGTTTTTGTATACATAGTATATCGTACACCGGAAATAGATATCCTAGCACGATATTTATATTTGTCATAATACAATATATCCCTAAACTCATGAAAATCAATACCCGGTGAATCCGTATGGTTTTTAACTAACTTCAATAATCCCATTTTCATTTACCCTGGCTGTTGATTTTTGAACCACATTAAATGTAATTTCATCGTTTTCACATATTGCGGTTATATTAGAATTTTTAATTTTGTCAAATAAAATCTTTTTACTAAGCGGAACTCTAATAAGTTCATCAATTTTTCTTGCTAACGGCCTAGCACCTAATTTATTGTCATATCCTTTATCACCCAAATGCTCAATTGCGGCTTCAGATAAAGTTAATGAAATATTATGCTTATCTATTAAACTTTTCTTCAACTCTTCAGTAAATTTAATGACAATTTTCTTAATAGAAAGTTGGTCAAGTTTATTAAATTTACAAACCATGTCTAACCGATTTCTAAATTCTGGTTTAAAGAATTCCTTTAAGGCCCTATCATCTTCTCCTGTTTTTTCTTGTGAACCAAATCCAATATTATTCTTTTCACCATCACTTGATCCCAAATTACTAGTCATAATGATAATGGTGTTTTTACAACTTACCATTTTACCATTACTGCCGGTAATTCTTCCTTCATCTAGTAATTGTAAAAAGATATTAAATATATCCGGATGTGCTTTTTCAACTTCATCAAATAACATAACACTATGTGGATTTTTACTTAAATCAGATATAAGTCTACCACCGCCAACTTGACTATCACCAAATCCAACATAGCCAGGGGGCGGACCAATTAAACTTGATACAGAATGTTTTTCACTATATTCTGACATATCATATTTAAGTAATGGCATTTCTAGATTTTTACTTAATAGTTTAGCAAGTTCAGTTTTACCCGTTCCAGTTGGCCCTAAGAATAAGAAACTAGCAATAGGTTTAGTATCGTTATTAATTCCAGCAAAACTAACATATACACGTTCAAGTACTTTATCAACAGTTTCATCTTGTCCGTATAGTTTACTTTTTACATTAACTTCTAGCGTACTAATTCTAGTAAAATTGTCACCACTTAATTTATCAGCAGGAACACCTGTAAATTTTTCTACTTGCTCATAAATCAATTCTTTAGTAATAAGAGCGCCTTTGTTTTCTAATACACGTTGTTTAGCACAAGCCGCATCCAATAAATCAATAGACTTATCTGGATTTTTTCTATCATGTATATACCTATCGGCAGTATCTACAGCAGTATTAATTGCGTCATCAGTAATTTCAACTGTATGAAAATCATTTAATCTTGTACTCAATCCTTTAAGGATACGAATAGTAGAGTCATGTGAAGGTTCATCAATTGAAACTCTATAGAATCTACGCATTAGGGCACGATCTTTTTCAAAAGATTCGTAATATTCTTCCCAAGTAGTGCTTGCGATTACTTTTAATGTTCCTTTAGTAATAGCAGGTTTAATCATATTAGCAAAATCTACACTTCCGTTATTAGACCCGCCACCACTTTGCATTGTATGAGCCTCATCAATAAAAAGAATTGCTTTCTTTTTTGTATTAAGGGCATCAATAACATGTTTTACCTTTTCTTCAAAATCTCCACGATATTTACTTCCGGCGAGTAAAGATCCGATTTCTAAAGAATATAATTCATGTCCTTGTAAAAATTCAGGTACTTCTAAATTAATAATTGCTTGGGCAATACCTTCTACTATTGCAGTTTTACCAACACCCGGATCTCCAACCATAAGAACATTAGATTTAAATCGTTTAGCCAAAACATTAATAATATCATCAATTTCTTTAGTACGACCGATTAGAGGTTCTAATTTACCTTGTTTTGCTATACTAGTAAGATTAATTGTATATTCTTCTAAAATTTCATCGGCTTGATTTTCAGATAATTTGGAAGTATATTCCGCACCTTTATAAGTTTTTTGCCAATGTTGAATAAATTCATTTTTATTGACTCCATACTTTAATAAGAAATAATGAGCATGACTATTACCCTCAGAGGCAATACTCAAATATAAATCAATAGTTGTAACTTGCCGACGACCAGTAAACAATACTTGAGTTACGCTACGATTCATTACCCGTTCTAATGAATTTGTTCTCCTTGGAACTACTGGGTCTTCTGTAGTTACAATGGATTGCAATCCATCTACATATGCATTTAACTCATTAAAAAACATATCATAATCAATTCCAAAACTAATTAAGCAGTTTTTAAATGGAGTATGTTTAATTAAAGATAAAAGTAAATGTTCTATGGTACAATATTGATGCTTTTTTTCTTTAGCAAATTCAATTGCTTGTTCAATAATATTTTCAATTTCGGGCGAATTATTCATCAGGTTCCTATATTTTATGTTGCAAAATGCTATTGATAATCGTATCGTTAATTATATCTGGTATGAATGGTTTTAACAATAGTATTTGGTCTCCTACTTGATTTGAATTTAGAATTGGCAATCCATGCCCTGCCATTCTTAATTGCATATGAGGTTGTGTTTTGGGTTGTATAGTAACTTCAAGTGTAATGCCAGCAATAGTTGTAAATTGAAATACAGTTCCCACAATCAAATCTAATACTGAAATAGGGTAATTACATATTAAGTCATTACCATTTCTATCAAATTTTAAATGTTTATGAATTCTAAATTCAACAATAAGAACAACATCTTTAATTACATTTTCTATTCGCATTTGAGCACCATCAGTCACTCCTTTTGGTATATTTATGTTTACCATATGAACGCCTGTTGGGGATTGAAGTTTCAATGATTGTTGCCCACCGGAGTATACTTGTTCCAATGTAATTTCCATAATGGTTCTATATATTTGTGCTTGTCGGTGAGCAGCCTGAGCATGATGTCTAAACAAATCACCAAATATATCAGGGAATCCTGAACCGGTACTAAAACTAAATCCTCCTGGAAATCCACCAAACCCTGCAGGTTGAGGATTATCATACTCTTGTCTTTTTAAAGAGTCGCTTAACGTATCATACGCTGCTTGAATTTTTTGAAATTGGGCAGTATCTCCGCCTTTATCTGGGTGAAATTGATTTGCTAATTTTCTATAGGCTTTTTTAATGTCTGTAGAGTTAGCATTTTTAGTTACCCCTAATGTTGTGTAATGATCCATGGTAAATAATTATAGCAGAAAAATTGCTATAAGTCAATATTTATCATGAAGTTCCGGAGATCTTTTCTTTTGTTCTACCGTAAGCTGCCACACCCAATACAGCGCCCATAGCAATATGATAAAGACCAGCACCTTGCAATGTTAGTGGTTGCCATTGCACTGTTACCGTTCCTTTACTCATTGCCTGTAATAAACTCCACAATACAGGGAATAAAACAAAATCACATAAACATGTAAACATATAAACAAACGCCATTAATGGACGCCATTTTTTATTTATGAAGTCAGTATTATCGTTTGCTACTAATACGTCGGCCCCCTGAGCGGCGTTACTACCTCCTTGGGTAAGATTAGTCGTTGACTGATTTGTATATGCGCTTCCAATGCTGCTTCCGCCAAAGCCAGATGATGCTGATGGGTTATACGAACTGGATGGGGTGAATCCTCCTGACGAAGGTGAGCCAAATGTTGTAGGCCCGGTTGATAAGTAGGTGTGGTCATTGTTTCCTGGAAATTGTTTTATAGTTGGATCGGCAATTAGTTGGGCCTGTACATCATCGTCAGTTGCAATTGGAACTTCAATAATTGTTTTTTTTGGTAATAGTGTAGCCATACTTATAATCCTGCCATAGCCTTAAAGTTTTTTAATTCGGCATCTTGTTCACCAAAGAACTGCTTTGGTTCTAATCCTGCACGAATTCTCATTTCATTTAATCCTTCTTCTTGTTCTTCTTGTTCTTCTTCTTTACGATATTCATGTGGACTAATAGTTATAACTTGTTTTAAAACCTCAACATCTGGTTCATATTCTTCATCGTCAATTGAAATAGTCCAATCATTAACTGGAATATTTGTTAAAGTTGTCAAATCAGATAACAATGTAATAATTCTGTTGGGTACAGTGCTTCTACGATTCATTTCCACGAATACTAAATATTTTCCCGGAACAATTTCACCCTCGCTTACACTAGCATCTAATACCCAATCATATCCACGCTCAAACCAATCTACTATATCATTGCCGGCTTGTTCACTATGGATAATAAATGCTAAAGTAACTACATCGCTATCTTCTCCCATTTTAGCCGAGTATTCATCTACGCTTAATTTGGGTTCAAATTGACCCTCCATGTCATGATAATCTAATCCTTCATTAATAAGTTGAGTATTATTCATAATTTATCCTGCTGGGGCCGGGGCCGGTGCTGCGGCCGGCATTGGACCTGCTGGCATTGCACCTCCTGCTGCAGGTTCGTCATCTTGCGTCTGTGATTTTTCTAAATCATCATCATATGAATCATCAAGTTCATCCAAGTCAATTTCTTGACCGGCTAAATCTATTGTACCCTCTCGTATTTCATTCATCAATTCATTTGGAATTTCAATTTGAACAAACCATACTTCTTTTTTTGTTGATTTTGGATACCGAGTTCCCGGTATAAAATCGTCATAATTATGAACCTCTACTGGAACTGTTATTTTAGATTTAGCAAACTTAAGTTTACATCCAATTGTCATTAATCGTTTAGCGCCGCTAGGATCTGGCATTAACTTGTATGGCCACATAAAAATACATTTTACAGTATATTTGTTTTTTGTTGGACCTTGAACTAATTCACCTAGTTGCCAATTTTTATAAGCATATAAATCTGATTCATCTAATACTCTTTCATAATCTAATAATATTGCCATAGATCCATCACTAGTAAATATCCCCTTTACAGTATCAACTATGCTTACAAAATTTATATCATCAAAAAAATTATCTGCGGTTTCGTGTTTCATTATGTATTTATCATTAATTATATATAGGTGACAATATCAAGTAATCCCAGCCAGTATAATATTTATCATTAAATATGCAGTAAATACTGCAATACTATACACATTGGTAATATTTGTAAATACTATTGAATATTATGAGTATTCACGCTCTTTTTAAGGAGAATATATATTGAGCAAACGAAAAACTGGCGCTGTTCGTGATTATGATTCACGCTTTTCTCACACAAAAAAAATGTCAAATACTAATACTTACTACTTAAACGAATCTAAAACTATAGATTTTACCCAGGCCACTGGGCAAAAAGTATCTAAACTTAGTACCAAAGTGATAGAATTGATACCAAAATCAATAAATCAAGAAAAATATATAATTGCATTATTAGATGATAATATAGACATTGTAGTTGTTTCCGGACCTGCAGGAACTGGAAAAACATATTTAGCAATGCAAGCAGCAATTAAATCACTTAGAACTAGACAATGTGATAAAATAATTTTAACTAGACCCGCTGTTGCAGTAGATGATGAAAAACATGGATTTTTGCCCGGCGATTTAAATCAAAAAATGGAACCTTGGACTAGACCATTATTAGATGTATTACGGGAATATTATTCAACTAAAGAAATTGCTCATATGTTGGAGGAACAAATTATAGAAATTGCGCCATTGGCTTTTTGCCGAGGAAGAAACTTTAAACACAGTTGGATAGTGTTGGATGAGGCACAAAATTGCTCTATTTCGCAAGCATGTATGTTGTTAACTCGCATAGGCGAAGGTAGCAAAATTGTGGTTACAGGTGACACCGATCAAGCAGATAGACGGCAGTCTGATAATGGGTTGATAGACTTACAAAAGAAGTTAGCCAACTCTCCTGTTGCTGGTATGCAGTCATGTACCTTTAATGCATCTGATATACGCAGACATAGAATCATAGGAGACATATTAAAAATGTACCATGTGTAATTTTTAGTAGTACAATTACTAACTCCAAAAAAATACCCGATTAACTCGGGTATTTTTTTTAAGGTATATTACTTATGTAATACCACTTAATTTTTTCCAATCATGTAGTAATGCAGTAGATTCTTGCATTGGTTCACCCAAACGATTTTTTTGACTTGCCACGACTGGGATAGTAGATTGACCAGTTGATTTTTGTTTATTTAATCCACCGGTAATAACCTTAGTCATAAATTCTATATCAGCCTCAAATGTGTTTTCAGCACTATTAGCATATGATTCATTTAAGTCTTCTTCCATTTCATCTTCATTTGTTGTTATTGTTGGATTTTGTTGGTCTGATTTTGCTATTGCACTATTAGTTGCTGCATTACCGGCGACATCAGCATTGGTGTTATCAGCACCGGAATCCGGTGCATTATCTTCAGTAGCCATAAATTCTGCTTGATTTGAGGTTTGGGCTTCATCAATTGCCTCGCAATCACATGGATTATTACCGCAATCGCCACACTCTTCTTCATCATGACCGTGTTCGTGTTCTTCACTTTCATAATCGTTGTCATCTGATTGAGCAGGACCTTGTCCTGTCATTTTGCGAATTAAATCCAACATACCATCATGATCGTTTACCACGTTAATATTGCTATCAAGTTCAGCACCACCGTCAGCAATAGAAACTCCCGGCATAGACATAGCAGAAGAAGGTTCATCGCCTGAATCATTATCGCCACCAAACAAGCCTAAGCCGGCTGATTTAATAATAGAAAGTAATTGTTCTGCCTCAGAGTCTTGAGCAGACACACTAACTGAATCCGGAGTACCTTGTTGACCTTTAGAAATAGATACAGTCATTCCTTCATTAATATCGTCATTAAGTAAAGCATTTAATTGTTTATCTAAAGATTCCATAAACGGATGATTCATATGATTCATACTTTCTGCCGCTGTTTTTGTAAAATCATGCCCGGCTAATGTAAAGTGTTTTCCTGTTGGAGTATTTTTAGCAGCCCAACTAAAAGGACTTTCATCCATCATATAATTTTCATCAGTCATTAGTGGCATATTTCCAACTTCTCCTTCCGGAGTAAATTCTTCCTCGACATAGCTCTCCATTGGCATTTGACCATAACACTCATCAAGCCCTTCTTTGAATCCCATATGGTACATATTGGCTTCATTGGTGCCCGGTGTATATCGGCAGTTATAATTTTCACCGCCCATTGCATGTGCCTTACCTCGTAGATGTGCAGCATCTGAATGACGAACGCCTTCCATCATACCTTTGCTCATCTGCTTTTTAAGTTTTCCAGCAGCTTGATCCATACTATCATTACGCTTGTTAACTTGATTGTGCAATTTATTTGCTTTGTCCTCATGGTCAAATGACTTGGCTACAGCAGAAGAGGTGCCCTTGGAATACAAATTAGTTGCTTTTTCTGAGTGACCTGCGGCTTTGTCCAGTTTTTTATCATTTGACTTCTCAGCTTTTTTGCCATAAGATGACAGAGTATTGCTGCTTAACTCATTTAAAGAGCCTTTTGCCACATCTTTTTTATTATCGTTAGTGTCAGTATTCATATTTTTTTCCATTTCAGCCTTTGTCATTTTATATTTCTTTTTAAATTCCGCCGGCGTCATTTCTTCTAAATCTATTGCAATTTCTTTTACCTTACCTTCAGAAATTTTCTTTTTAGCAAAAGGATTTACACCTTTCTTTGGTCCTGCTTTTTTGTCAGCGACTGCTTTCTTCATTGGCTCTTTTTTGTCACCGTCTTTGTCCATATCTAAAAAGTCTGGCTTTGCACCTTTTTTGCTTTCTAATGCTGGTTGTTTGGTGCCTTGTCTTGCTGCCCACATTTCGTCATCAGCATTTCTTTTAGCATTTCTTGCTTGGGATACAGCATCTGTCCTGGCAGCTGAAGGTTGTGTGCCTTGTCTTGCTGCCCACATTTCGTCATCAGCATTTCTTTTAGCATTTCTTGCTTGGGATACAGCATCTGTCCTGGCATCTTGAGCAGGCGGCATCCCCGGTCGACCAGTGGGTTTAGGTAAGACTTTAGTACCACCTTTAACTAAATTCACTATAGGGGCGAACGGGTTTCCTTCACTAATAGGACTGAATAGACTATCATTGGGTGGCATATCCGCTTCTTTAATTTTTTTCAGTTGACTACCAGCAATACGCATTGCACCTTTAACACCATATTTAGGTGTAAGTTTTTTAACTAACGCTGCAAACCCTGTTGTAGCATTATTATGCTTTCCAATGTCGCCTTCCGCCATACCTTGTTCTTTATCAAAATTTACTTCTCCGTTTTTTACCGCTTGGGCAGCAGCCGGGGTTGATGCTGTTCCTATTTTTTTACCATCAGGTCCCATAATATCTGATGCGCCCGGTGCAGCCGGTTTTACAGTAAATTGACCATCTTCATTTAATGCAGTATCTAATCTTTCAAACCAATCTTTCAACGTTTTACTTTTTGTTTTTGGTAATTTATCAACTGCTTTACTTGGTTTATTACCAATCATAAAATTAGATAATGTTTGTGTATCATGTGATGTTGTTTTGCCTGAACTATCTGACCCTTTTGCAGGTCGTCCACGGCCGCGTTTCTCACCGTCTGCTGGTGCAACTTTTTTAGTTTTTTTAGTGTCATCAGTAGATAAGTCATCAGGCTCACCTTGATATGCAGTACCATACTTACCTTTATGAATTATAGATTTACCCTTGGCATCTTCTGGATCTTTCCAATTTCCGGTAAACGCATTATTAGTAGACTTGGCCTCACTAAGTTCAGTCATCTTGTTCATTAAATCTAACATGTTCATTTTAATATTCCTTAAGGGTTATGCTCTTGCACCAGTCGCTGGGTTTTTAGGGCGAATTATTTTTGTCATCGGACTTTTATTACCTAACGTTTTATCATCTAAATTTGGCTTGAATGGATCAAAACTATCTGGTGTTCTTTTACCTGCATACGGTATATCAATTTTTGAACCTTTTGCTTGGTCTTTAATTGAACTTAAATATGAATCTCCGTATGCTTTATTTGCTGCTCTGGAACCTGATTGATCTTCCATTTCTTCATGCGTAAGTACTGGACTGTTTTTCATTTGATTGGCGTACTCATCAGTTTCACCATTAATACTATCATTGAAAGAAGTACATACTACTCTTACCATATTAACATTATATCCCAATAATTGAGCAATTTGTTGTATCATTGGCTCTGTGGCTGGATATCTAAAATCTGCTTTAATTATAGTTACTGATTGATTGCTTTCATTAGGAAACCCGTACGGATCTTTTTGAATAGGTGTCTTAATAGGGTCGCTAATTCTAATTGGATCAAACTTGTTTAGATTGTATATAAACATATCTAAAAAGTTTTTATCAACGTCACCCGCAATTTTGATAGTGTAATCATATGTCTTTACACTTTCGGTTATATAATATTTTAGGCTTTTCATTTCGTATTCCTGTATAGTGTATTTATCATTCGTTGTTTGTTTTTCCATTCAACATTTTCAATAATTCATTTCGGTCTAATGCATGTCCAGTACCAAGTGGGGTTGATTCCACTTCTTCTACTTTTGAAGTAATTTTATGATCTAAATGCGCCTTTTTTAACTGCAATTCAATCATTTTTAATTTTTTATTTAATTTAGCCGTTTTTGCTGTAATTGCATGTCCTAACATAGTGCTTGCTACATTAAAGATTTCACTACTAAATCTACTATCAACTTGCATACCTAAATCACTTAAATCTTTAAAACTATCTACTGCCATTCGTGCTAATTCATCTAATTCAGTGTCACTTGCATCTAATCCTCGTACCTGAGGTAATGATTGGTCTATCTTTTCTAACGCATTTAACGCACCTATAGTTATATCTTCTGCACCGTCTGGAATAGGAACACTAAGAGATTGTATTTCATCTTCGGGTAACTCAAATAATGCTTGCAATTTTTTTGTCATACAAGTATTTAGTTACTTGTTTCTACCGTTGTGGAAAAGTTCATTTTCAGTTATTACCCTAAATGTGTAACCATGATGTTTGCAATATGCTACTGCACTGGCCCATTTGGCATGATTTATTGCAACAATTATTTTATCTCTTGCACTTGCAACTTTACTTTCAATTATACTTTGTTTTTTAGGTTTAATTTCTACCATCTCAGCAATTTGTTTTCCGTATTTATTTTGATATACTACAAAAAAATCAGGAATATAATTAACTACTCTTCCTTTAAAAGGATGTCGGTATGGAATTGATATAGATTCACTTGCCCAATATAATACGTTTTTATTTGAATCACAAAACGTCATAAATGTTAATTCCCATCCACTACGATATTTAGGAATATTCTTTCCTATGTATTTTTGTTTATTAATAGGAGTGAATAAACCTTGAGCATATGATGCCATAATATTACTGAACTATATTTCTTGCTATAGTTTGATTAGGTGCTGGAGGATTGCTTATACCGTATAGTGAAGTTTTAGATTTTAACCCATTTAAATAATATGCTATAATTTGATTCATTTCTAAATTATTGTTTGTTCCTTGGATGTAACTTAATAAAGTTAGTACATTAATATTTTCTTCTTGTGCTATTCTAAATAATACTGCTGTAAAATTTCCTGCAATATTCCTAGTAGCGCACACTGACGTAAAATATCCATTTACAATGTCATATTCACTAGCATTTACTTTAACATTGAAGGCATAAAACGAATCAAAAATTCTAACTGTTTGATCCATTTGGCTGCGTGTGTCAAAAATTTTACTCATATTAATCTCTACCGCCCCCGCCAATTTGTTGTCCTGCAGTTGATATGGTGCCTATAGGTGTTGAAGTTGCTAATCCGGGACCGCTGACGCCGTTAGTATTTATAACACTAGGGGATGAAGCCTTTGTTGGAAAGTTAAAAGGATTATTATTTAAAGGATTTGCAGCACCTCTGATAGCAGCAGTAATTGCACCCTGTGCTTCTAAAATAATATTTTTTTGTAGTTGACCATTTTTAGCATTATTATAAATTCCGGTAGCTGCCTTTGCTGCATCAAGTAATCTACCTTCTTTAAGTGCCGAAACAAATCCTCCTGCACTATCTATCAATCCACCTTTTCCCATAACATTACTATTAGAACCCAATTGAGCAATAGGGCTTAGTGTTCTGTCATAATTGGCGTCAGCACCAAACCCAGTAACAATATTACCTGGGGAATTTCCATCCATTGCACCTTCATTATATACCACGGTTTCATAATTGACATCCATTGACATTTCCATAGTACCGTTGCCCTCAGAATAACTATAAGTATCTTGTCCCATTTTAGTAAGCAGCGGATTAATTAAAGTATATGCTGTATAGTTATGTTGATTAAATCCAAAAATAGTAATATTATTAAAAAATGGTTGTTTAACTGCTGATGATGTGGTTTCACCTATATAGCCCCAATCATCATTTCCGGTTATTGACGGAGTATAAGTGGTTCGTTGATTATAATTAGATGCACCGGCTGGTTGACCATTGTCAGCAAAAGCAGATGCTCCCCTTGCTCCACTTAAAATGACATTGGGTTTAGTTCCATCTTTGTAATAATAAGTGTAATATGCTTTCCAAAGTTGGTGTATAATGCCCCCGGCAGTAGGTCCTTGAGCAGTTCCACTATCATCGTGAAACTTAATTGAAATCGGTTCGTATTTAATTTTTGTTTGAACAATTCTTTTACGATTATATTGATTTAACTCATGTGTTGCAAAAGTAAAGTTTGGAAGGCTCACTGATTTTACTAGCAATCCAAAATTAGCACCAGTACTTACATTTTGAGCATAGGCTGATGTATTAATGTCAAAGTACACATGAAATAAGAATTTTAATTTTGGTGCATACTGATACCCGTTAGACCTAAACGTTTTAGAAGCATGGGTATAATCACGCAAAAAAGTGCGACTGCCTATTGAATCAGTCGCACCTTTTAATAAGTCTTGAAAAAATCCAGCCATCTAATTTACGATTAATTAGCCGGCGCCTACACCACTTACTAATGCACCGCCTAATTGACGAGCAAATGTTCCACCAACATTTTTATCATCTGGGGTAAGAGCAGCGTTGTCATATCTAATAGATAGTCCTATTGTTACTGCCTCGTTATTTGCATAATTTAAAGTATTGTAATTAGCAGATACTAAAAAGCAACCATACAATTGCCATGTTTCTAATACACCAACCGCTGCGGTACCGTTACCACCATCTAGTATTTGAATATTAGTTTGAAATTTATAATCCTGTCCAGTTGCAGCACTGGCTTGTTCCATAAAGTCCATTTGCTTTTGCAATTGTTGCCCTACTAATTTAGATACTCCGCCTCCGGCATCATCTCTAAGATTAATAGATGTAGGAGACCAAGTTGGTTTACCAGCCAAATACAAAGTTGAATTATAAATAGGCAATGTAATTTCACCAAAAGTAACAGTAGGGCGTGAGCAATCTACTACTTGTTGTGTTAATACTGTTGATGCCTTATCTACTCCAAAATTTGAGAATATAACTCTAAATCTATATTGCAGTTTGGGCATTAACAAGCCCTGGTTTGCTGGTGACCCGTCTGCTGCCACGGACATGTTTGTTAATGATGCTGATGCCATTTTTAATTTCTCCTATTAATAGTATTTATCTTAGAATATAAATGTCCCAAGGGACATTTATATTATGCTCCAGATAATTCTCCAGTATTTAGAATACGAACTGGGATGTATATAAATTCAGCAGCCTTAACTGGTTCTACTGCAACATCAATCCAAAGTTCATTTCTATCAATTCTAGCCGGTGTGTTATTTGAATCATCACATACGACAAGATAGTCATATAAGCCGCGTTTAGCAACTAAGTCTATCATTAATGATTCAACAACTCCAGCAATTTGCTGTCTTGTCAATGCGTCATTAGGTTCAAACACAAACGGTCTAGCTGCTAATGTTAGTTGTCTGCGAATATAAGCAACCAATCTAGCAACGTTAGTTCTGTCTAATGCACTTGAAGAATTGAAAGAGGTCTTATTACCATAATTCAATAATCCAACTCCAGTAAAGAATACCATTGGATTAATAAAATTAATATATAACACATCACGAATACCAAGCCGTGTTTTAATTGTTTGGAATTCACCAGTATCACGATTTAAATATCCAATGTTTAATGCATTATCAATTGTACCTCTACGAGTACCTGCTGCCGCTAACCAAGGATAAGCATTAGTATCATTACGTAAGAATGTACGCATCATCATATGTGATGCCGGAACTACAACTTCATTACCTGACAAATCATTTGCTATGCCACTTGGATAGAACAATCCTAAGTATGTGTTACGGGTAACACAACCTGCTTCTCCAGTAGAAGTAGCACCTGCGGCGTTTGTTGCCCATGCTTGAATATCAGTAGCACTATCAGATAATCCCAATGGAGTATCACCTAAAATATATCCAGTTTCGCCTCGGTCAGCATTTAACACAACCATATTTGGTTGTAATTCTGGATAATTAGGAGTAGCCATTAAGTTAAAGAAATTGTCTTCATCACGTATATCAGTATTAGTGTCTATTGCTGAACGCAATGATTGAACAACCATTGCACGTTGAGCAGAACGACCCATATACGGACTACCGTCAGAACGTAACCCGCTTGCTGTTACCCATGCATCTGTTTCTGTTGGGAGAGTTTCACCTGCAAAATCAGTATTATTAAAATAGTCTACTTTAAATTGTTTTACATTATATCCGCTGCGGCGTGTATTGAATAACAACATTCCAACTGGATAATTAGCATCATTTGGAGCATCTAAATCTAAGTAATTACTTGTTAATAATGATACGATAGTTGGAATAGGATCATTATATGGATTTGTGGTACCATTTAATGCCCAACGAGCATCAGCAAATAATACACCGTCAGATGATACTTGGTCAGTAGAATCTATTAATACCCACTGAGCAACTGCATCCACTAATTGCCAACGTTTAATTACAGGATACATTTCTAAATCTGAAGTATCGATCCATAAATCTCCGTATACTAATGCAGTGCCATCACTTTGTAAAGTAGGTGCAGTAGCACTTACTAATGGCCCAGCTGGGTCAGTTGTATTTGATCCTGTTGGGGTTGGAAATCCATTAGCGTCATAGTTTTGATTTTTATATCCTTTCCACGCGCCGTTGTAATTTACCATAATATCAACTTGATCAGTAACGCTATAGAACCAGTTAGTATTATTAGCAGGTGCTACATTTGGTTGACCTTCATTGGTTTCATATGTAAATTCTACCCAATTACTTAATTGTGTTGTATATGTACTAACAGGTGTGCCAGTGTTATATGTAATTCCTTGAACTGCACCAGCACCGCTAACAGAAGTAACTTTTACCGTTAAATCATTAGTAGTAGTAACTCCCCCTAAATTTGCACCTACTACTGTAAGAACATCACCTACTGTGTATCCAGTACCTGCCGCGCTAAACGTAGTTGGGGATACTATATATATTTTATAAGATAATGTTACCTGAATAGTACCTATACCAGATCCTGTTCCGCCGGTTGGTGTAACATTAAACACAGTAACTGCCGATGGTCCGTATTTGCAATTATCATTTGTACCTACTGCAAATCCAGCTAAAGCAATTACACCATTACTAACTCCGGTACTTGTGCTAAAATCATTTAATATAATTTCTCCGCCCTCAGTATGAGTTAATACAATAGATCCTGCTGTATTTACTGAAGCTTGAGTGTATAATATTGCTTGAGAAGCCCAAGCAGTAACAAAAGTAGCAGCAGTAGCAGAAACTGGAACAGTAACTGTATAAACACTTGATAATGCACTTGATCCAGGAACGCTGGTTTGAACATACAATGTGTACGTTTGTGCAGCAAATGCATATGTAGTTAATGAACTAGTTACTACAGTTGGTCCAGTAGCAAGACGATCCCATAAATACACTGGACCAGATGAGTACTCATTGTTAAAATTATATTGTGCATATATACTTCCGGCCGGAATTGCTTGTCCGCCGGTAGAATCTATTTCATACGCGGTTTCCCAATCTGACATTGCGGTAGTTACTGCTTTAGTTACCCAAGATGCAGTGGTAGAATTAAATTTAGATACAGCTGGTGTTAATCCATTACCAGACGAAGTTGCTTTTAACCACACAGATCCAGTTGGATGAGGGTATGTTTGACTTGCCGACCATAATGGCATTTGAGATGAAGTTCCCCAGTATATTTCAGGCTGATAATACGTTCCTGCTGTAATTCCCAAATCAGTCAATACTGTACCTGTCCCGACTGCTATAGTTATGTACTGGTTAACTTGACCCGAGGCAGTCTGCTGTTTAGAATAAATTTCAAGTTTTCCACTTACTACACTAGCAGCTAAATTAAAATAAGCTAGTGTATTGATTGCTGCTGCCACACCAGCAACAGTGTTATTAGTAGATGCTGGCACAGTTATAGTAATATTGTAGGATCCGGCAATACCTATTATAAAAGTATTTCCGGCAGTAAGTGAACTTGGAGAGTTTGTTCCTTGAACCGTAGCCCATTGTGCTTTCCATGCAGCTCGTCCTAGTCCAGCCCAAGTATTACTTGAATTTTTATAAAAATATTGGTCTATAAAAGACGGGTCAGTTGTTATTTGAACTGCATTTACTGCATAATCTCCGATATTGCCTATACTTTGAATTGGAACGCCGGACGTTAACTGATCAAGATCACTAATAACAATTGGAATTTGCTCTACGAATTTAGCAGTTGTTGCATTAAATTCAAATATACCCCAAGTTGATGTAGTGCTGTCTAACCAATAGGTTCCATCGTCTGGGTTAGCAGTAGGTCTACCTGTTTGACCGACTAAACTGGCTAAGTCAATAGCACAGCGTAAAATGTAGGCACGATTTGTAACACCTAAAGTTGAATATGCTGCTAGTAATCCATATTCATTAAGTTCATATCCTTGAATTGGTGTACCTGCAGTGGTGGAATAGAAAAATGGTGTGCCATATAAATTAACTAAATCACGCTGACTTGTTATTTGATACAATTTATTAGCATTAGCAAGCGTAGTTGCTTGTGCAACACCGGTGCCAGATGCATCGGCTTTATTTTGAGCGGTTGCTAATAAGATTAGAGGAACCGAACTTGTTGGTGCTGGTAAATATTGACTTTGGTCAATGATGGTGACTTCTACGCCGGGTGATGTTAATGCCATTTTATTTTCCTTTAGTAAGATTATGAGGTTTACAACCTGTTTGCATACTATTATTTATGCATAAATCTAAAAAAGTCGGGATAACCGTACCTTTGAAGGTCTTGGTAATAAATATAATATGCTACTACAACGGCCAATATGCAAAAAATGTAACAAAAATCACACTGCTATAAATTATATACGCAATGGTGTTACACATTATAGAAGTACATGTGATGAATGTGGTAGAAAAAAGAACAAGTTGAAGCCAAGACAGCCTAGTTGGCAAAAAAGTGGATACAAAAAAAAAGCCACATGTGATTTATGTGGCTTTCATTGCAAATATACTTCCCAATTAACTGTGTTTCATATTGACGGAAAACTTGAGCATATTGAGTTATCTAATCTTAGAACGATATGCTTGAATTGTGTAGAAATAGTTAAAAAAACAGAAGTAACTTGGAAAAGAGGAGATTTAATTGTTGATTAAATTTTTTATTTTTTCATGTAAACTATCTATGGTCCCGTTATTCTCTATAACATGATCATATTTTAATCCAACGCTACTGTATTCACTAGCATGAATTTTCATATTATCTAATTTCATCTTGCTTAATGCCCAAGATGCATTCCCATTTGGACCTCTATTATATGCTATTGCTGAATCATACCATTCAGGATTTAGTCCACGCTGCACTCTAATCGCTACCCCGCCTGCATTTTTGATAGCAGCAACTTCATTAGAAAATCTACAGTCTGTAATTACAATATCTTCTTTAGAATTCAATAGCCTATGTTCAACACTTGCTACCCAAATATCATTATGAAAGTGATTGCGACATACATCTGTGCCCCAATATTGTAGAATCCATCTTGGAGTAATATCCATTTTTAAACGATTACTCCACCACTCGTCTTTTTGTTCACGCCATACTCTACTGGCTTTTGTTGTACCTTCTAGTGATTCTCGGTCCCAATCAAAGATTGCTGCTACTGAATCTTTAAGACTAGCAGCAAAACTAATTCGTTTGAATCCTTGATAAGTGGTAAGATAGTCAGCAATTGTGTCTTTGCCGCTTGAAATCAATCCCGTAATTCCAATAATCATATTTGAAATGCTCCTGAATTACTTATTATATTACAGAAACAAGACAATATAAAGCATTTAGGTTAGCCTTGTTTCTAGTCCTCACCCATTAATCCAAGGTCATTTAGCCTTGTACCCACGTTAAGGGCTGAGAATAGTCTACAAACTGCTTCAAGTCTTCAATTAATTGTTCTTGCATGGCTTTACTTTCCGCTTTCATGGCAGCACCATTTAAACTTGTTCCACCGCCGGGGCCGGCAATAGTTCCAAATTTTTCTCGGGCTTCTCCTATAATACCTTTGAGTACCGCTAGTATAAAATCACCAATCCATACGCCGGCGCCCGGGTCTTGTAATAATATTTCTTCAGTTCGTTGAACATCAGCCCAAATCAAAACTTTTTCACCATCTCCTTTTGGATCACGAACAATTCTTAACACTTTACTAACAGGATCAAATGTGTATATGACATATCCACCAAACATTCTAGCGGCTAATTCAACATAGCCGGCATATAAATCATAAGTTGCCATTCCACCTGCATAATTGTAATTGAGCAAATATGTATTTAAAATTGCACTACTAAATGGATCAAACGAACTAGAACCCGGACCAGTTTCAAGTCCTACTGTCCTTCTAAAAATACTTCTAACATTAATAAATTGTTGTGGCAATGTATAAGTGTCAACATTCTTAACTACTGTCATTAAAATGTAGGATTCCGCAGTTGCATTTTGCGCCCGCTGACGATATATTTTTATGGCATAGTTATACGCCGCTTGTAAATGCTCAGGATCTAATTCTAGATCAATTATCCCGCCACCAAGTCTATACTGCAAATTTGCAAAAAGAGATTCTTTTAATTCATTTAGTGTTAGACCGGATGGGGTGCTTAGTACGTTTGCTAGTGTGCCTATGCTCATATGTGTTCCTGATATATAATGTATTTATCAGACTACACTGTTTTAGATAATTAGGTTTATCTAAAAACTTAAATATCTCCATCCTTACGATGTTCTGAGTAATGTGCGTCAAATACGCCTCCTGGATACCTAGATTTAAGTTTATTTACATTTTCAGCAATTACATCATTGGGATTTAATCCAAGTGCCCTACATGCATTCATCCAATACCACATAACATCGCCGAGTTCTCTCTTCATATGGAATATGGCTTCATCATTTAATGGTTTGCCTTGAAAGAAAACCTTTTTAGGTATCTCACAAAACTCGCCGGTTTCTGCGGCCATTCCTAGTGCTGCTGTTAGTAACAATGAAACATTGATTTTTGGATCAAACTTTTCGTTATCTAAATCGCCGTCTATCCAATCAAGACGGCTAATAAATGTAGTAAAATCATTACTGGCTTGGCTAGTTACGGCTTCTACAAAGTCACTATATTTGTTTAAATCTATGTTATTCATTTAAAATGCTTTCAAAATAATCATGCTTGAATTAAATCTGCCATTCGGAACAGTAGAAACTGCTTTAATATCTTTGAAAAATTTACGAGCAATTGGCTTACTTCCGGTAATTTCATTAAGTTGTTCAGCAGGTTTGCGTAATGTCTTAACTTCACTTTGTGCAGTATCAAACCCTAGCAAAGTATTACCTTTGACAGTAAAAGTTTTAGAATACTCATCTGCTACAAAATGATGTAGTTTGCGTTTTGCAGTATCATATACCCAGGCTTCTGAACTCCCGTGTAATTTTACAGGACTAATACTGATTAAATCAAGTTTGGTTGCAGCATCTTTAAATACTTTTAAATATTTAAGTTTAGATACAATCTTTTCTACTGGAATTGCTTTACGAGCCCTAGGTGCCTTAGCACTTTTCTTAATGGAAATATAACTGTTAAGGTCACTTAATACTAATTCAATAAATTTTACAGTGTTTTTAAGTTGATGTTTACTGTAATGCGAATATCCATCAACCAATTGACTATCTTTTCCCAATAGAACATTTTCCATTTCGTTTAGTTTTTTATTCCAAACTTCAGTAAGCATACTAATATGCTGGGGCAGTACATTCTTTTTAGAAACTTCATCTATTGGACGATAGAGGTGTTTAGTTGGCGACCCTGCTAAATGAAATTCATCTAGCATCCCTTCTAATTCACCTGCCGCCTCTCGGGCTTTTTCACGCATTATTTCTTGAACATTTTTCTTAGTGGATTCAACTTCTTCTTTGGTCTGTTTTGCAGGACCGCCGATTTGACTGTGTATTTTAACTTCCGGTTTATTGACAGTTGCAATCAACCTAGATATTTCATTTTCCATAGTCATTGACTCATGCTCGGTCAATTCTAATCCACGCAATGTCATTCGGGATAACCATGCAAATGTAGGTAATACAAATTCTTGGTCAGACACTTTACGCAGTATTTTGGCATCAGCAGTTCGCTCATGCATATCCAAGTATGTTGCCATCATGTCTCTGGCATCTTTTCGGTTATAAAATCTATTATACCAAGACAACGCCCGGGCTAGTGCTGAATTACGATATTCACTAATTGGTTGTTCAGCAAATAACGGTTCTTCTCCCAGATATTTAGTATCAGCATCACGAGGATTCAGTGCTTTTACCAAAGAATGAACTTCAATTTTCTTTACTTTACGAGTAGCCATATTATATCCTGTTGTTAAATTTACATGTAATTATAACATATAATCTATTTAATGTCAACCTTATAAACTAACAACGGTTATTCATAAAACGATAAATAATAACATGCTACCTTCATTTAAATTCCGTCAACCCAAACTTGCACAAGGAGAACTAAAATTCCTCGCTTAAGTCTATATCGTCCTACCAAATCTAATGATTATAGATTTTTTGATAAAACAATATCAGAAATGTTTACGGTTGGATCAACTGATTTATATGTTCATAAATATTTGGGCCCTACTAATCAGGGTGCCTCTACTGATTATACTCAACCGGAATATAATTCACTAAATCCCAATAATATTCAAGATTTGCTATTTTTAGAAAATCGGGACCGTTCATATGACCCTGATATATATAGATTGCGTGGACATTATAATGTACAAAATTTAGATTTTGATTTAAGTCAATTTGGGTTATTTTTAAATAATGATATTGTATTCATTACAATACATTATAATGATATGATTGATTTATTAGGTAGGAAATTAATAGTAGGTGATGTTATTGAATTGCCGCATATGTTAGATTACAATCCGCTGGAAGAAACTATTCCGGTTGCGTTAAAACGATTTATGCAAGTCACTGATGGTAATTATGCTAGTGAAGGATTTAGTCCAACTTGGTTCCCTCATCTATGGCGTATTAAATGTGAGCCATTGGTTGATAGTGAAGAATTTAGTCAAATTCTTGATGCTCCAATTAATATGGATAATTATCTTGGAATTTGGGATAGCACAAAAGTGTATACTGCTGGCTATGTGATTTCATATGGTGATAAAAATTATATTTCAAAAATTGATGTTCCTATAGGAATTACTCCGCCAAACGCATTATATTGGGAATTAGATACCGCAGATAATTTAAAAGATATACTTGCAACATACAATAAAAATATTAGTGTCAACAACGCTGCATTAAATGAAGCAGCAAGGATTTTACCTAAGACAGGATATGACACAAGTGATTTATATATTGTACCAACATATGGTGAATTTTCGGAAAATGGTATATTTTCTCGCAAACTTAGACAACCTGCTCCTCCCATTAATGTTAACACTACTTCATCCGGTGCACCGGTCGTAGTGTCCGGAACTATTCAAATGAGAAGAAATCCAAACTATAAAAATGCTAGTCCCGTAATTAGAATATCAAAAACAGCATTAAAAAGTATATGGGATATGACTGCTGATATGAATTCTGATGCGATTGATGCCTTTGTTACGATGAGTTTAGAAAGTATGGAATTACCTGCCGAAGTAATAGGTAGTGGATCTGGTCCAATTTCCGGAGATAAAATTCTTGTTGCTAGGTCTCAGGGAGTAATAACCGGACCATATGGCACTGCTGACAATACTTACGCAACAGCAGACCAAAACCCAACATTGACGGGATTTACAGGAACGATCTCTACTCAAATGAATTTTAGAGCAGACTGTGATCCAGCATATCAATATATATCTAGAGCAAGTCCTAGGTCGTTTGGTTATAGTGCAGGATATATGTCAGGCTCCGGTGAGGCACCAAATGGATTTCCAACAGGTGCTGGTATAAGTTTTCCTGCAAATCCGCAAGTGGGTGATTACTTTTTGCGAATTGATTATCTTCCGCAATTACTTTACAGATGGGACGGTGCATTGTGGATACGAATCTCAGCAAATGTTAGAACACAAACTGGATATACAGCCTCTGACCAATCATTGCAATCACAATTTATTAATAACACGGCACAGACGCAGTTAACAGACGGTACATTTGTTTCTCAAAGTCAACCATTGTCATCTATTTTGCAACTTTCGCCAGATCCTATTTTACCTATCTAATAACATATGGCACAATACTTTTCTGATAATCAGATACGCAGATTTTTAATTCAATTTGCTAAGATATTTTCAAATTGGCAAGTTACTAAAGGTAAAGACCCTGCCGGACATCCAATATTAGTACGAGTACCGGTTATGTATGGTGATAGTAGTCGGCAAGCTGCTACTATTATTGCTAACAATAGTGCTAATAATTTACCAAGTGCTCCGTTAATTACTTATTATATTACGGGATTAGAATATGATCAACGAAGAACGCAGGATCCTACATTTGTAGATAGAATTAATGTTAGACAAAGAACATACAATAGTGAAACATTAGCATATGAACAAACGCAAGGACAAGCATTTACTGTTGAAAGATTAATGCCAGTACCATATACTTTACGTATTACAGTAGATATGTGGACTACAAATTACAATCAAAAATTAGAATTAATAGAGCAATTGGGTACCTTGTTTAATCCTTCATTAGAAATTCAAAGTACTGATAATTTTATTGATTGGACCAGTTTAAGTGTGGTATATCAAGATGGGTTAACTTTTAGTAGTCGCAGTATTCCTCAAGGATCAGGAAATCCCATTGATGTATTGAGTTGGAAATTTTATATACCAATTTGGATAAGCACTGCTTCTAAATTGAAAAAATTAGGAGTAGTTGAAAAAATAATTGCATCTATTTTTAAAGGTAATGCCCTTAGTGATATACAAGATGATGACTTATTATTAGGAACCAGACAAAAAATTACACCATATGGATATAAATTATTATTAATTGGAAATTCTTTACAATTATTACCGGCTAATCAAGATTTTTATCCTAGTAATATTGATTTAGACTTACCACCAAATCCTAATACATCATTATATTGGTCAAGTTTATTAAATGTATATGGTACTATACGCCCGGGTATAAGTCAAATTTGGTTACAAAATCCATATATGGATACTGAAATTATCGGGACAATTGTACCTGATCCAGTAGATGATAGACTATTAATTTATAATATTGATACTGATACTTTGCCACAAAATACATTAAATCCAGTTGATAGTGTAATTAATCCGCTATTAACCGGGCCAAATTCAGGGTTACCGGGTGCAATTAATGGCAGAAGATATTTGATTGTAGAAAATATTGGACATGCAAATAACACAACAGTAGCCTGGGGTAATTTAATTGCTAATGCAAATGATATAATTCAATATTCTTCTTCAACAAATTTATGGACAGTATCATTTGATAGTAGTGCTGCTACCGCTGTACAATATGTAACCAATCTTACAACTAATGTACAATATCGGTATAATGTTGATGATACTGTTTGGATGAAAAGTTTTGAAGGCTGGTATGATCAAGGTGACTATTCTATAGTTATTTAATTAGTAAGCGAATACTATTGATAAATTATAGTATGAGCAATACTTCCGCCGGAGTGTTTTTTTATAGCAATAAAACAAATCGGTATCTATATTTATTACGAACCGATTCTAGGAATCCGGGACATTGGGGAATACCCGGAGGTAGAATAGAAAAACATGAAACTTTGCTGCAAGGTATTGAAAGAGAATGTCATGAGGAAATTGGATTTTTTCCTAAGGCTGCAAAATTAATCCCTATACAAAAATTTGTTAATAAAACATTTATCTATCATACATTTTTTTGTGAAGTTGTTGAAGAATTTGTCCCGTTATTAAATGACGAACATTGTGGATATGCGTGGGTTGGCGATAATCAATATCCAAAGCCACTTCATCCGGGATTATTCAGTACAGTAAACTTTGATGTAGTACAATCTAAATTAACGGCATTAACAAAAAAAGAGACCTAAGTCTCTTTTTTTTATTTTAGTAGTTTTGCTATCGCATCAAATCCTAAAGACCCTACTACCAGACCTGCTCCCATCATTGTCCATCGCCATTTTTCTAAACTAGAAATTTTAGAAGATAAGGCTAGATGAGCCTTATCTCCGGCTTCACTCAGGTCTTTTAGCATAAGATGAGTTTCTTCTGAGTTCTTATGCAGACACGCATGTACTTCTTTTACGCTGATTTTAAGTTCATCAATGCTGTCATTGATATACTTAATTTCAGTTTGTAATACCGCAATATCTTTTTCAGTGGTACTTAATTGTGCAGCAGCCATAATTTACCTATTAAGTGTTACTGATTACTACAACTGGCTTATCACCTATTTCTGTATTAGCGGCATATGCTGTATTAAATGTGCCAATAATACCAGGATTTCCAGTAGCAAGACCATTAGCAGCCATATCAACACCAAATATAATAGATTGATAATCATTTACAGACTGAACATAAGCTGTTCCACTGGCTGCATTTGTAGACAATATATTCATTGTGTTTGGAGTCAATGCTGTATTTGCCACGTTAGCAGTATAGCACACTGCGGTTAAACCTGTTGTGCCACCTGTTACTAGATATTTTGTTTTACCTTTTTGACGAACAATAAATCCAGCTTCATCATTTGCATATACGAATGCGGAGCCTGTTGAGGCAACTGCGGCGTTTGCAACTAATTCAACTACATCTTGTTGTGCATCTGGAGTACCAGTGGCACTAGACAAATCAACTTCAGCGCCAGCCAATGTTGAAGAAACAGTGAATGCAGTTGCGTTAGCAATTGCCTTAACAAAATAAACTTCACCAGATACTAGACCACCCAAATTAGCAGTAAATCTTACTGTACCGTTAGCAAGCAATGTTTGAGCATTACCTGAAGTACCAATGATGTTACCTGTATTTTGTGTGTTAGCAACAGCAACAGTTGTAAAACCGGCTACTGTATTTGCAAAACCCAAAGTAGTATAATCTGTACTGCCATTGATGTTTGCACTTGCTACTTGAACTACAGAACCTACACTTAGTACGTTTGCCAAATCAGTACCAATACCTGTTACATATGCAGTGTTTGTAGCAGAATACAGTATACCTGTACCATTGATACCAATAGCAACTGCTGTCAATACTTGTTTTCCGTATAGATTTGTATTTCCACCTACAACACCATATGAAGCGCCAGGTGGATTATTAAATCCTGACCCAACTAAACCAACTGTTAATTTAACGGTTTGTGATGAGGTATCAGATAATGGTACTACTGTTTGTGAGGTGTTTGAACTTAGGTCAGTTGCTGATGCAGTAAATGTAGTTGATGATAATACAGTTAACACATAATAAGTAGTACCGCCTGTTAAACCACCTACAGTAGTTGCTGGTATGAAAGGCATACCAGCAATTACTCCCGCAGTTGTTAAACTTCCGGAAACTGTTATTACATCAGTTGCCGCCACGGTGTCAGTTAATGTTAATACTGCTTGTGCTTTTGCTATTTTTAGAGGGCGTCCCATTTTTTTTCCTTTATGTTTATAAGGCGTTCTAGGCCTACGCTGTGGGGTACAGCATAAATTCTCAGTATGAGAATGTATCAACTATTTATCAATTACTAAAATTTATGGGGTTATTATGTTATATTTATTATTGCATACCGCCGGCTGCGGCTAAATAAGGTCTAACCACACTAAGTGGACCACGTACCGATGCGGTTGCTGTATCTGTCGCAAATGTTATTCGGTCTACACTTGTCCCACCACCATACCCTCCACCAAACCAGCCATCAGTTGTATTACCTGCCGCGGCTAGCGAATATCTAATCAAACTAAGTGGACCGCGTACTGACGCAGTTGCAGTATCAGTTGCATATGTTATTCGGTCTACGGTTGAACGACCTCCGGAGCCACTAACATAGCCGGCGGCAAACCAGCCATCATAAGTATTACCTGTAGCGGCTAAATATGCTCTAGCCCCACTAAGTGGTCCGCGAACACTAGCAGTATCCGTATCGGTTGCATATGTGATTCGGTTTACAGTTGAACTAACGTTTGGGGTATAGCCGCCGCCAAACCACCCATCAGTTGTATTACCTGTCGCGGCAGAATGGTATCTAGACACACTAAGTGGACCACGTACCGAAGCGGTTGCAGTATCAGTTGCATATGTTATTCGATTTACAGTTGAAAAGAAGTACCCACCTCCAAACCAGCCATCAGTTGTATTACCAGCCGCGTCTAAATAAGCTCTAGCAAAACTAAGTGGACCGCGTACACTAGCGGTTGCCGTATCGGTTGCATATGTGATTCGGTCTACT